CTTTCAATACTTCATTTACTTCTTCTTCAAATAACTCAATCGGTCTTTTGAGTTCTCGTTTTTTCTCTTTACAAAATTTATCAAGCGTTGTTCTGTACTTAACGATTTCATTTTTAGCACTTACCATGTCTTTATAGTTTTCTTCCGTTACTACAAGTCCTTTGTACTTTTCTAACTGTGCCTCAAAGTAAGTTTTAATTTCATCTTTGTTCCACTTAAACACTTGTTGATTTTGACTAACAATAGGTGTTAAATTTATTTCCATTTATTTCTCCTTGTGTTAAAATACAAGTAGAGTATTTTCCAATATCTCTACACAAAGTCCACTGAAACTTCTTCTACACTTTTCACTAGCGGACTTTTTTATTTTCATAAAACGCTATTTCTTCTTCCCATTTACTACTTAGTAACCACATCGTTACACCTAATAGGCTTTGACAAATGAATGTCCACATATCGATGTTATCTAGTTCTAAGCTACCCATACCACCTACCACTAATAGTGCTGATATAATCTTCATCACGTAACATAACTTAATCATTCGTAATATCCTTTACTAGCTAATGCATCAATTACCATTTGCGCACTACTATCTGCATCCCATTTAAGGGCATTACCAATAAACTGTTTAGCTGATCTAATTTGTTCGTCAGTTAATTTATTTGTACTTTCAATAGTCGCTTTATGTGCGTTAGCCATTCTTCTTAGTTCTGCGAATATGTTCATAAATCTTCTCCTACAATCACTAGCATTTGGCTGGTGATTTTTTTTATTTCACTCTTTAACTTTTTATTTTCTTTTTCTAATCGCTCTACCTCGTTTTTTAATTTTCTGTAACCAATAGCAGAGTATTCACTTTCAACTCCTGCTAATGCTTCAACCTCTTTTTTACTAAACCTCACACCGCTTACATTCGGCAGTTGGTTTAGTTTGCCTTTATTTCTTAGGTCATACACTGCAGTTAGTGAAATTTGAAATAGTTCCGCTACTTGGTTAGCCGTGTATACTAGGCTCTCCATCTAATCTCATTCCTTGCGTGTAAATCAGCCGTTCTAGCTAACTTTACCCAAGATAGAATAACTTTCTTATTCCATCTTGATTGGTTACGTTTATGCCATTTAGCCTTGATGAGTTTCCGCCAGTATTGTGCGTATTCATCATTTCTGCCTGCATAACCAAACATAGTTGAGTTTTGGCTATAAATTTTATTGGCAACAGTTAAATCATTATGATTTTGAACTAACATAAAACCGTCTCTCTAAATTACAGTTTAACTGTAATTTTAGTGTAAAAAAATATTACAGAAAAATAATTCTGTGGTACGGAACACCATATAAATTTTCAATCTTTTTCAATACATGAACATCAGGAGAAGATTTTCCTTTCTCATAGTTGATTAGCGTGTATTCGCTAATACCTAGCATTTCTGCTGCTTTCTTTTGAGTTAGTCCAGCATTTACTCTAGCTGCTTTTAAGGTCATTCCATCTTGAACAAATGTTTCTTGTGTCAATTTATCACCTCGCTTTATCTATTTGTTGATTGTATTGTATTACAGTTAAACTGTAATGTCAACAGTTTTTCTGTAAAATCTAAAAAAAATAATTGATTTTTTCACAGTTTAAATATATGATATAGATAGTAAATAAAAATTTTAAAAATCACAGAGAGGGGAAAGCAATGAGTGATTTAGGAAATAAAGAAATATTCGCTAAAAACCTAAGATATTATATGAATTTATATAATAAGACTAGAAATGAAGTAGCCAATGATAACAACGTATCATATACAACTCTTGCTAGTTGGTTAAATGGTGATAACTATCCACGCATTGATAAGATTGAAAGATTGGCTAATTACTTTAGAGTGAATAAAGCTGATTTAATCGAAAACAAATACTCTGACAAAGAACCATATTATAATGATCCATCTGTTACAGAATACGCACAAGCGGTAAAAGATAACCCAAATCTTAAATTACTCTTTGATGCAAGTAAGGATATGTCCAAAGATGATATTGAATTTGTAATAAACACTATCGAAATGTTAAAGAAACGTGAGGGTAAATAATATGGAATTGCTATTATCTGTTATATCTATAGTGGCTTATTTCTTTGGCTATCCTACTGTTGCAGGTATTGTAGGTATCATAGCTACTATATTATTTGTATTATTTTATTCAAAACAAAATAAACCTTATGCAGTTTTTGTTCCGTGGTTAATCATTTCAATTCTACTAAATGTATTATTTGTTAATTACAAACCTAACTTTATATTAAGCATAGGTATTGTTTCTTCAATGTCTATATGGCTTACTTCTGTTTTGGTTTGGTTGTTCAGTTCAATAACAAGTAAATAATGAGGAATTTTACACACATTCTTTTATGTACAATATCCCCATAAGGGGGTTAAGTATTATGAATGTTGTTTTGATTTACACTAAGTTAAGACCTACACAAACTGCGGTATTAAAACTAAACGATGATGGTACTTACACCATTCTCGTTAATAGTGATAAGCCTATTGATGTACAACGCAAAGGTATATTACATGAGATAGGTCATATATTGCATGACGATATGTACAGTCATGCACACATTGATTTGTTAGAGAAAATGGCACACGCAAGGGAAATAGAGTTTGAGGGCATCAACTTCTACACACATATATTATGAGGTGAATTATGCAATACAATTTCACTATCAGAAAAAAGGATAAAGGGTTTCAAATCATAGTAGCTTACAAAGACGGCTACAAATGGAAACAAAAGTCTAAGCAAGGGTTCAAAACAAAACGTGAGGCTAAGGAATACGGACACGTTATAGTTAAAGAATTAGACAAAACCGCACTACTCACCAAAGATACAGAGTTGAAAGAATTAACTTTCAAAGAATTTGCGGATATGTTCCTAGAAATAAAAAAGGCACACATTACGCATAGTACTTTGGTTATGTATAACCACGCTATATGTGCTTACAAATCAATTCACGATATGAAATTGTCTGATATTAAACCGCTACACATTCAGAATGTAGTAAATAAAATGGTTACATCACCTACCACAATAACAACGTATTATAAAGTAGTTAGTCGGATATTCTATATAGCAATAAACCCATACAAGATAATTTCAGATAACCCATGTACTGGTGTTAGGTTGCCACGTATTGAACGTAAGAGTATGATCCATACAATCTCTGATGAAGATTTAAACCAATTCGCAAAGTTCATGCGTGAGAAATATCCACAAGCCTATTATTTCTTACAAATAGCACGATATACTGGCATGAGGTTTAGTGAAGTGTATGGACTAACTTGGAATGATATATCCCTAGAAAATCGCCAAATTCACATCAACAAGCAACTTTCTTTCCGTAAAGGTGCAATTACCTTTGAGAAAACGAAAACCGCCAATTCGGTGCGAATTTTGCCAATTCCGCCTATATTAGAAAACATACTAATAGAATATAAATCACATGAGTTAGAGTTTGAACATGACCTTGTATTAAACCCATACAAAAAGAATGGTGTTAAGTGGCAAATCAACACCTATTTAAAACGCTTTGGAGATAACTTATCAGCACATAATCTTAGACATACCTATGCTACAAAGCTATTAGCAAATGGTTTAGATGTAAAAACTGTATCATCACTACTTGGTGATACACCACAAATGGTTATGAAAACGTATGTTCATTATAACGATGAAATGAAAGCAGCAGCATCAAATGCAGTTGCTAATATTTTTAAATAAAATTTTTGACGATTTTTGACGAACCGCACACTTACACCACAAAAGATGCAGTAAATAAACACTTCTTTAAATATACAATCTTAACGATCATAAAAGTGTGTATTGCTTGATTTTATTTCAAATTTCAAAATACGTTATAATAATCAAAGTTTTATATCGTGGTTTATTAAAACCGCTTACACAAAACACAATATTTAAAATTCATTTTTTGACGAATTTTTGACGGCAATAAAAAAAGAGGGTAGCAATTACGCTACCCTCAATTTGTTTTATTTATCTAATTCTACTAAGCGGTGCAATTCACCATTAACAAACCACATTTCACAACGCACGTTGTTTTGGTCAACCAAAGTTGCCATGTATAACCCATCTTTGTTTGGTTGAATATCTTCTGCGAATTGATGTGTTTTTCCCTCGAATGTAAATACTTGTGCCATAATGCTTTCCTTTTAATCAATATATCCTAACTGTCAACTAACAGTTGATTGTTGCAAGCCGTGCAACTCGGATATATTTTGGATCACCTCTACCATCTCACAACTTTTACTAATGCGGATGCACCTTTAAATTCTGAACCTTTAAAGTGTGCTAACCCTTGTACCTTTTTATCTTCGTACCCTACAGTTTCGTATACTTCACCATTAGTCATTACAGTTACACCAGCTAATATGCTATGCGGTTTATCTAACTTAATTTTGTACACATCTACCTTTTGCTCTTCCGTATTAGCAACTACCGCCGTCCTATCAGATTTTTCTGTTG